AACTGAATGTAAATCAGACGGCTTGCACATTTACCCCCGCCGTTTAATTAACGGAAAAATTGTTTCTGGAACCCGGCATAAAAAATGGGGAACAAGAAAATGGGGCGTTGGAAAATGGAATGACTATGATTCAATGAAAGTAAATTTACAGTTTGCAGAAGTTGAATCATAAAAAAAACAATAAATTGCGGCTTACCGCAAAAGGAGTTTAAGCATGGTAGGAATACCGAAGTATTGCCAGACAAAGAAAGACTGGCAAAATGCTGTTGATTATGCGGTTAAGCATAATACGGGCAAAACAGAATTGTACAGTCGTTTGCAGCATTTGCGCGACGACCACTACATGAATGTTTTGAAAGAAGAAAGCAAAACAAAGCCTGTTGAAGAGCAGACCCCGGAAGACTACGAACCTGTAGACAATCCGGCTGCTGAAAAATACAGGATTGGAATTACAGACGAAGAAATTGAAAACATGATGGAGGCCCTTAAATGAGTTTGACTTTATACAAAGACCTTGTTGACGATTGTTCAGTTGCTTGCATTCCAGAAAGCGGCAATGTTAAATCTGTAAAAGCCGCTTTTTTAGAAAAGCAGAACCCTTTTGAATATGATGCAGACATTTTAAAGTTTGCTGAAGGTGTAGGAATTCCAATCTGGAACGGTGAAACATGGATTCAGACAATTAACCGTGAAGAATTCACTTTTGACCCTGCAAGTTTGCTTGATACAGGCAATGAGCTTGAATTTGGTGTTGATTACTGGGTTTATATCTGCATGGACGGCGGAAGCCCGGAAATTGTCGTTTCCAAAAACGAGAGCTTCCCGGACGGTTCAACGGCCTTGACTTCACGCAAGATTGGACATTTTTATTATGGAGCTATCCGCAAGGTTTCAAATGACGGGCTTTGGATTCCGATTGATTCAGCCGGAAATAAGTTTGGTTCAAGCGGCACAAAATGGCAGGATAACGTAACAGTCGGAATCGTGCCTAATTCTGTATGGGATTTGAAGCACAAGCCTAAAATTTCGCATCCTGGACTTGTCGAAGTGAACGGCATTTGGATGGGTGCATTCCAGGCAAGCGCAGAAGAAGCCTTTTCCTTTATGGGCGGTACAAATGGCTTGCACATAAAGAGCGGAAAACTTGCTACAAAATACGGTGCAATCCCTGTTACTGGAAGCGAAGGAATGAACCAGTTTACATTTAACGAAATTGCGCATAAACAGGGCTTGCGTTTGCCGCGTTATGCGGAATGGCTTGCTGGAGCTTTTGGCAGCCCGCAGGGTGAAGACGGTTCAAATAATTATGGTTGGACTAAAACAACCAATACAGGCAGAACTTATACAGGCGTAGGCGTAAACACATCAACAGGCAAGCGCGATACCGCAAACGGCGTTAAACCTTATGCAATAAGTGCTTACAATTTGCACGATTGCGCCGGACACGTTTCAGAATGGACTTCTGATTATTCAATCAGACAGGATTCTACATCTTGGGATTGGCAGAACGTTTTAGGTTCCGGCATGGGCCGGGCATATTTGCCGTTTGCATACGGTTTGTCTGCGCTGATTTGCGGTTACAGCTGGAGCCTCGGTGTTCACTGTGGCCCTCGTGCTGTGGGCGCGCACAACTCCCCGTGGGACGTGGGCGCGCTCATCGGTGCCCGGCTTGCCTGTGACGCGGCGTAGCCGCGTTCTGTTTCCTGTTTATCTGAATATCTGGTTTTCTTTGTGAGGTAACAAATGGATTTTTCGCAAGAGAAGCACCCTGCCGGGAGTGTGTGGAATCTGTTGCTTTTTCAGAAATTCTACGATTTTGATGTGTACTTTGAGCCGATTATAGAACGCTTTCCAGCGTTTGAAAAATCGGCTTGGTGCGCTCAAATTAAAAACACTTTGATAGACACGATAAAACTGATTTTGATAACAAACAAAGCCCGTGACAAAATGCCGGGTTGGTATAAAGTAGACACCAATTTGGAGCTGCTTAAAATCTATATCCGGCGTATGCGTCAAAAGAAATATCTCTCAACCCGAACTTATGAAACGGCAGTAAAGCGTCTTGCAGAGATAGGTAAGATTCTAGGCGGTCTTATCAATCGTAAAAACTAACATTTTTTTACGAAAAGGCAGCTGAAACAAAATTGGCATATTTGCCGTTTGCAAACGGTTTGTCTGCGCTGATTTGCGGTAACAACTGGAACAACGGTGTTCACTGTGGCCCTCGTACTGTGAACGCGAACAACTACCCGTGGAACGTCAACACGAACATCGGGGCGCGGCTTGCCTGTGACGAATGTAAATTGTTAAGAAAAAGGCATACGCTGTTAATCACGGTTACGGCGTAGTGATGATTTATTTTTAACGTCAGTTCGGCTGCCTTTGCACGGCATTTGTTGTGCTAAAGTCTTAGACCAGAAAGGCTACGCGCTTTTCTGGTTATTTTTTAAGTGAATAATGATGGATAAACCTATATTTAGTGAAGTTTACGATTTTGAGAATTTGTATTGTGCAGCTTATGAAACTATACAGGATAAAAAGTATTATCCAGAAGAATTACAATTTGCAAGCAACCTCGAAGAAGAGTTGATTAAATTGCAAAATGAACTAATCTGGCATTCATACATTCCTGGCGACTATTACTATTTTTGGGTTTATGATCCGAAAAAGCGGTTAATTTGCGCTCCAGAACTTAGAGACAGAATTGTTCACACTGCTGTTTGCAGGGTGATTGAAAGATATATTGAACCGCGCCTGGATTACGATTCTTATGCTTGTAGAAAAGGAAAAGGCGCACTGGATGCAGCGAATAGAGCCGGGCTTTATGCAAACAAATATTCTCATTTTTTACAAGAAGCCCCCTTGTAAGCTCTCTTGCTTACAAGATTATATTACTACGCTTTTAGAAAAGTGTCAAGCGTTTTTCAAAAAAAAGTTTATAAATCGTCAAACAAAGATGGTTGCTGATAATTGGCAATTTCAAAATCAGAAAGAAGGGTTTTTAATTTTTTGTTGTTTCCTATCCATGACTGGATGCGGAAAACTGCTGCGCGCTGCGCGTCTTTTTCAGTCGGATATTTTGTTTCTTTTTCGGTGGGATAATAAGAACGAATGAAACGGCGCAGCTTGCAATTTACGCTGTAGACAAAGCCGTTTTGCGCTGCATAAATTGTAAGTATTATTTGCGAGCCGTTTTTAGATTCATCTCTTTTTTGCACGATTGGCAAAGTTGAAACATAGGTCATTATTCCGGCTGAAACTCCAGGATCTGCATATTCAAGATTTTTGCAATGCGATATTCAAGCCGTGCGCCTTTTGAGCGTTTCCAGCCGGGAAGCATACAGATAGCATTACACCTTGCAAGAATTTTTATATCTTCTCTCATATAATCAGTATAACCCGGCATTTTGCCTATATTCACTTTGAAAGAACGTTCTAAATCTTTTGCGATTTTTACAGGATTAAATATAAAAAATCGAGCGTGTAAATGCAGCATTAAATCTTGTTCGGCTGCCATGAAAATATCCTGCCAATTTTTTACGCCTGTAATTCCGCCGCTGATATAAATTGCAAGTGGTTCGCTGTGAGTGGGTTTAATAGGTTCGCCGTTAGATACAATCATTTTTCACCTCTCTTTATTTTCATTGCTTCTTCATAATCACCAGGATAATATTGTTTGAATGCTTGCCAGCATTCTTCTGGCGTTGGTTCAGTTTCGCCTTCTTCTATGCAGATTTTCTTTCCGCAAACAGGGCAAAAGCCGTCTAACAAAACAATACATTCTTCATGCTCTGTGTCGATAAAATCACAGCCGCCGTAGTTATCCGGGCAAGGCAAATGATGTTCTGCAAGTTTGTCAAAATCGGGATAATCTTTCATTGTTCAACCTCTCTAAACTTATTGCTTATGAATATTTCAAGTTCAACCCTTATTGGCATTGAAATAAAATCTATTGCAAGCGCAAGAATAAAAACTTTGCCACAGCTCAATTTTGGAATAAAATCAAATACCAATGGCAACAACAAATTGAATCCGATGTAAACAAATACAAATGAAACAAGATAAATAAAAATGTCAGTAATCAGCAGTTTTAATATTTTTTTACCCATTGTTATAAACTCCTACTTCTTAATCCGCATCCATTTTTTAAACCTAAGCGGTATTTTATTGTTGATATACTCAAAAAAGAGAATTTTTGATATTTCAAATCTAGCACACCCGTGTTTGATTTTTCCTGTCAACAAATAGATCCAGGCGTTAAACTTGCTTTTGCAGCTATGACAATAAAAAGACCTTCCACCATTGCCAAGCTGAAGCGTGTTTTCGTGACAAATAGGACAAGTGCAATTTACACTTCCGAGGGCTTTTCTGATAGAATACAATTCATTCATTTTTCTTACTCCAGAAATTAAAATATATCCATTTCGTTGTTTGAATCATCTAGGTCTGAATCCCAATCTGGTTCTTCTGGCGGCTGTGTGTAGGTTGGTGGTCGCTGCTTAAATTGTGTTGCAGGGCTGTTTGTCTGCGTTTTTTCTGCGCTATCACCAAACAAAATGCCGTCATTCTGCTGCTGGGCTGGCGCGGTTTCATTCAAAGTTTGCAAGCCCTGTTCAGACAGTTTGACGTTGAAGAAAACAAGTTCCGGGTAGTTGTTTATCTTCTTCTGGCGGTAGTCAATTTCGCGATAATCGCGTTTTAACAAGCGTACAAACTTATTGCGGGTCAAGGCTTCTTTGCTTTCATCTGAAAGTCCATAGTATTTCAAATAACATTCATAAGCCTTTTGAACTTCTGTATAGATTCCGCCGGACAAATCAAATACCAGGCAATCATTAACAAATTTATCAAGATCTGTTTTCTGCTCTTCGATATAGCGGCCTTTATAGCCTTCACATTCCGGGGAAAGCGGAATTTCACCATGCAGATTGATGTTCAAATCAATGTAGAGCTGCATAAAATATTTAACCACGGCAGGGAATTCCGGGCGCAAATAGTTTATAAAGCCTGTTGCCGTTTTGCCGCCTTCGCCTTTTTTATGCTGAATATTGAACGGAATTACAACCATTCGGGAAATTGCGGCTTCATCGTGAGCGTCAAAGTTTGGCGAATAGTTGGATGCAATAATAATTTGCGCAGTGGGAATAAAGTCATGCGGATCGCGGTACAATCCACGGGCTGTAAGAGTGTCGCCACCTGTAAGCTCTTTCCAGAAAGACGTATTAAGTGAAGCGTTGCGGGCGGTTTCCTGCGCAAATGCACAGCATTTTCCTTCCAGCTTTGCGATTTCTGGGTTTGCTTCGTTTCCGCTTGCGCGTTTGAATCCTGTTGAAACAAGTACATCAGATTTTACACGGGCGCACATTCCTTTGAAAATTTCTTCTACAATGTTACAGGTTGTAGATTTACCCGTGCCGCCTTTTCCCAAGAAAATACCGCCGTACTTAAAGCCAGTGTTACGACTAGGAATGAGCGACAAATAATAAAGCAGGGTTTGAAGCGTTTTTTCGTCTTTGAAATTGCCCTTCATAAACTCCAGAAACTTTTCCGGCTTTCCAGCTTTGCGTAATTCTTCTTCTTTGTAGGGCAGCATTTCGCGGCGGTATTCTTCCGGGCGGCTTTTTCTGTATTCAATTTCTTTACCAGAAAAATCTACTACACAGTCTAAAAGCGTGAGCGTTTCGCGCATTTGCGGGCCGTCAAAAGGAACATTTTCACGGAATACATCGGGTTTTAAGCCGGACAAATCCTGTGCAAGTTCTACACGGAAACGGCGGCCTTCCAGCTTTTTAACAAGGTCGTTTATAAGGCTTTTTTTGTCAAAGTGCTTTTCAAGATATTTAAGCATAAGATTAAGCAGAATTGTATAAGCTGCGCCTGGTGCGTCTGGTTCGCGAACCCAAACATGACCGTTGAAAAAATACCAGCGTTTTTCACATTCAACATAAATCAAACGCCCCTGCAATACGGATGCAACTGTAAGAGCGGCAGAGCGCACACCCTGCGTATTTAGGAACTGCAAAAAATTAACATCGTTTTCCATTTTGTTATAATCAATGGAAACAATGGTTTGCTGTTCTTTTATGTTGCGCAAAATTTCACTTGCCGGAATAAGTGCTTTTTCAAGTTCACGGCGCAAGTAGTTTGAAACGCCGTATTTTTCGCATATTTCGAGAATAAAATAAGGGGTAATATTTGATTTCTTTTCGAGCTGCTTAACAGTTATATTGCCTTCACCCCATTTTAAGATTTCATTTATCGTTTCTTTGTTTTTGCAAGCCTTAACACAAGCAAGCGCAAAAAGTTCTGTGTCTTCTTCGTCCAGTGAGTTATATTCAACTTTTTTAAGAAGCGAGCGCAAGCGTTTAATGCTCAATGTGTCATAATCAAGCCACAAAGTGCCGTGAATTTCTTTTTTTACTTCCGGCGTTTTATAAAGCTGCGCATTTTTGATTGCTTCAATAACAAGGTCTGCACGACCTGCAAGAATTGCTTCGTCTGTGTCTTTGTATGGCACATTATCCGGCAAAATTGCAACTTTGATTTGCCCTTTAAATCCAGCTTTTAAGAGTTTTTCGGGAATGCTTGTTTTGTATTTGTCGGTTTCTGCAAAAGGCATTAAACCGAACATTTTTTGACCGATATAATTATTCTGTGCGTTGTCTTTATCAGCAAAGAACGTAATTTCCGGGATGTTGTTAGGAATAATAAATTCCTGTGCTTTTGGTTCGGTAAGACCGTTTACGCCACAAGTTGAAAATACGTTTTCAATTCCGGCTGCACGGCAAGCGATAGCGTCAAATTCACCTTCAACAAAAACAACGGGTTTTTCTTTTGGCAAAAGTCCTGGCATTGGAAAAGGGCTTATTCCTTTTGTATTTACTTTATTGCTTTTGCCGCCTAAATAATAATTGAGCTTAAAGCCGGAAAAACCCTTAAAAACTACTCCGCTTGCTTCCCAAAGACTTTTATTTCCTTTTTCGGGATTGCGTCCGGGGATGCCCGCGCCAACGAGCGTCTGCCAGCCAAGTTCAGCTTCGGCGATGGTGTAGCCGGGCCAGTAGAAAAAATAGTTTACCATGCGGTCGCGAACTTCAACAGGGTATGATTGAAGCTGATTATTTGTTTTAATCTGCGCACGACGATTTAAATACTTTGTAACTTCTTCATTGCGTGATTTATGGCGTTTGAAATAATCTTCCAGCTTTTTAACACAATCTGGATCAGTTGCAAAATCTTCTGTTTTGCGTGATTTTGGAGCGGATTTTTTAGGCAAAACAGGGGCTGTTGATGTGCCGCCAAAAGTGCGTTCTATTTCTTTGAACTGTTCGGCCTTGTCTGTTATGCCCTGCAAGATTTCTACAGCGTCATAAATATCGCCGTGAATGCCACAAGAATAGCATTTGAAGTGGTCTTCAAAAAGTTCGAAAGAGGGGTTTTTGTCTTCATGCTGCGGATTAAAACAACGGATTAAGCCGCGCTGGGCTTCAATGCCCTTGTATTGGAGATATTGCAATAAGCTGTTTTTATATTTTGAAAAGTCCATTTTATTTCATATAGGGGCAAAGCCCCCCCCCCCCGTTGCTATTTTTCTGTGCATGATACAATTTCGCCGCCAAATTCTTTTTTCAGCAAATGAACTGCCAGCGGTACTTCATGCGATTTTTGCCAGTTGTCTGTTATTAAGGCCAGTTCCTGCGGGCTGTACTTTGTGCCGTCCTTGCAGAAAAGCCAGCCGGACACTTCATCAAAGGTAATGCGCTGTTTTAAAGTTTCTGAATAAATAAAGTGCCATTTGGCTTCCTGCGGTTCCGGCATTAGTCAATCTCCAGCTCTTTCTTGTTTAATCCGTCATAAAGAAGCCAGTCGATTGTCGGCAAATTCTTTTTTAGCCAGCGGCCACGGCTTTTTGCTTCTTCTATTGTATAGATTCCATCAAGCTCCAACTGTTGATAATGTGTACCAATAGAGAAACAGCCGTAGACGCTATATTTTTCTTCCAAATCGTCACTACTCACGTGAGTAGTCTGCTTTGTCTCTTTTTCAGATTCGTAAAAATCAGCTTCAGACATTGAAGACGGTTCAATCATTTCGTCAAAATCTGGAGCTTCAATTTCTGAATCGTTAGTTTCAGCCTTATAGTCATGCAAGATTTTTGTTGCAGCGGCGTTTGTGCCGCCAGCTTCTGAAAGTTCCTGCACTTTGCCCGGCAAATCTTCTGCATTCACACTTCTAAGCTGCGCAAGCGCACGAGTTTTAAGCGAGCTTGGATCAACGCCCGCCGCTTCTGCCTGTTCGCGCACTTTTGTTCCTGCAACAATGTCAGAAACATAACTGATAGGCTTTGAAAGAAGTTCTGCTATTTCCTTTTGAGAAAGACCTTTTTCAAGCATTTCGCGGATTGCGTTTTCTTTGTCCTGGGCGGTTAAATCTGTGCGCTGGATATTCTCAATCATTTGCAGCGTCCAAATGTCACCAGTACGAATGCAACATTCTACAAGGCCAACATCAACGCCCTGTTTTTGCAAAAGGGCAAGCGCACGCAAACGGCGATGACCGCAAATCAGTTCATAAACATTCTTACCCAAGCCCGGTTCAATAACGCCGGGTTTTACCGTAAGAGGATTAAGAAGCCCGTTTGTCTGAATGCTTTTTGCAAGGTTTTCGATTTCCTGCCAGTCGTAAACCTTGCGCACATTGCCGCTTTCTTCACGGATTTGTTCAAGCGGAATTTTTATTGTTGAAAGGTTGTTGTTTGAAAATTTTGCCATTTTATACCCACTCCTTGCCTGTTACAGTCTGGATAAAATTCATCATGCGGCTTTCTACGGTTGCGGGAATCTTGTATTCCGGGTTTTGAACGAGCTTCTGGAAGCTGTTTACAAGCGGAATAGGATTTTCAATCATAAAATCGCCAAAAGTGTTTTTGTACTGCTCCCAAATGTTGCCTGGATCACGGTTTTTGTTATAAGCATTGCAAACAACAAAAACTTCTGATTCAAGGCAGCAATCCTGCAACGTGTCCATATACTGCAAGGTTGCCTTGTAATCCAGCGGCGAACATTTGCCGCTTACAATGATTGTGTCAGCTGCAAAAACTGCGTTTCGTGTTTGGGCGTTCCAAGTTCCCGGCGGGTCGATGATGATGTAGTCGTATTTTTCTGCAAAGCCCTGTTTTTTAATTTCCAGCTTTAGTTTTGTGTCCATGACATTTGAAAGCATGGACAAATCCAAGTCTTCTGGAATGATTGAAAGGCTTCCGCCGCTTGCATGTTCTTTAAGCAGATACGGCTGGACTTCGCGGCCTGTAAGAAGAAGTTTTGAATTCTGGTCTTGCAAAACTTTTCCGTAGACTTCGGAGATGCTGCAATTCGGGTCTAAGCCGATTATCAGCACTTTCTGGGCGTGCCTGTAAAGAAACTCTGCAAGCAGTGTGTTTAAGGTGGTTTTTCCTGTTCCGCCTTTTTTGTTGGTTGTCGTTAAAATCATGGTTTTACTCCTTATGTTTGATTTTCCGCTTTGGTTGCATTTATTTAGAACGGTATGCGTTCGCCGTTTTCGTCATACATTTCCGGCGGCACATCGTCAAAATCCGGGGCTTCTGGCGCAGGGCTTGAATAGCCTTGCGAAGCTGGTTGTGTTCCGTTTCCGCCAGCATTTACACGCTTACCTTCGCCCGGTCTTCTTAAAGCCCTTACTTTGTTTGCACGGATTTCAACGCGTGAAAACTTTTTGCCGTCTTTTTCCCATGAAGAAGTTTTAAGTTCGGCTTCGACAAGGACTTCGCGACCTTTCGTGTATTCGACAAGGTTTTTCTTTGCGACTTCACCCCAATAGCTAACGTCAAAGAAATTGGTTATTTTTTTCCACTCATTTGTCGAGTTGTCAAAATAATCCTTGTTCACTGCCAAAGAAAGCGTTGCAACGGCACTGCCATTGCTCAACGTATTCAAAGATGCGTCTTTTGTAAGCCGCCCCTGCAAGTAAAGCGCGTTTAAGTCACTCATTGCCTTTTTCTCCTTCTGGTTTCTGCAATTTATATTCCGGGTGTTGTTTTACCCAAGATTCCAAAACTACTGTGTGGCCGCTGTAAGTTACAGGGCCGTCATGGTTCATAACTTTTGTATAAAACTGGTAATAGCTGAATTCAAAATCTATTGCAGCCTGGCAGAGTGAAAAGAAATACATTCCATCAACATAAACCGGACGACAATACCGATTTCGGTGCGGTTTTGGATTCAACACTTTTTTATACAAAGCCCCCCCCTAAGCGTCACCTTCTGAAAATTCAATTCCAGTAAAAACAAGGATCAATTCGCCGTTTACCCGCTTTTGTTTGTAATCAACGAATTTTCCCATTATTTTTTGAACACGGCGGACAAATGTGTTTCTTGAAAGACAGTTGCCAGCACACCATGTTTCGTAACGCTCATATAATTCAGAAACAGGGACAAAACCAAAATCTACAACCTTGCAGACTTCAAAAATAAAGTTTT